AGCCCAATCCATCATAGTAGAATACTCATCATCTGAAATATTCATTTTCTCTTTAAACTCTCCCGCTTCGCGCAATTGCTGTTGTTTCTGAGTTTCCTCTTTACGAACAGCATTGTCTTGCTGAAGTTTAGTATTGACACGGCGATCCACTACGCCTGAAATCGTATGTTCCAGTGCTTTCGCACTTAAGGAACCTGGATTTGCTACGGCGTCGTCTAGATCAAATACGAAATCCTCTGGGAGGTTGAGTGCTTGCTTCACGTCGACAGGTTGACTACCATTCTCGACGTAATTTTTTATCGCATCTACCATTCCCGTGTCTTCTTTCAATCGCTCGATTAAGGGTTGATACTGGGATACGCCATCAAGCTGCATTTTTAAACGCTGTGCTTCTGATGAGGAATCCTTATACCGTTTTTCCCAATCGTGCTGGTGATCGTCTGGTTTCACTTCGACGCTAGTGTCAACTGGTGTTTGTTGAGTTACTTGCTCTTCGACTTGTCCGACTGTATCGTCATCAAGAATCATACCGTTCACCTCACGGTCTAACGATTCAAAAAAGTCGCCAGAGTCTGCTTCCACACCGTCCTGACGTGTAAAATCCACATCAGGGTTCAGTTCTTGGTTAGCAGAGTTTGCTTGACTATTCTCTTGTGCCATTTTTACCCCTTGATTGTTTATCTTTTTGAAGCTCTAATTGAGCCTTTTGTTTCTGAACATCCGCTTCGGCTTCTGCTCTGTCAGCGGTTAGAGCCATCTTGCCCTGCGCTTTTGTAGCACCTTTGCGGATCTCTGATTCTACCGTTCTCACCTTATCTCGAATACCAGCTTGCACCAGTTGTCTTTGCAAGGTTTCGATAGTGCCGTCTTTGTCCTTGACTTGTTCTTCAAGTCCTTCGACAGCTTGCTGCAATTGAGTGTATAGACTCTTTCGTTTCGCAATCGCTGTTTTGTCTTTAATGTCCGTTTCAGCGAGTACGGCGAGATCATCTACTACACCGAGCTTCATCAGTTCTTTTAATTCCGATAGGTAAGCCCATCGGTTCACAGGCAGCGTACTGCCTGCTACAATTCTTACATCAAATTTTGCTGCTCCATAATCGTTCCATTTGCCAATAGCTTCTCCCAAATCATTAAAAATTGGGATGTTAATTTCAGCTTCTCTTTCTTCCTGAAGAGCATTTGGCTGAACAATCCTGAATACTTTATGTGCTTGATACACTGCTTGCGAATATTGCTTAACAATTTCACCAACTTGTTTTAAAGCAGGCTCTATACTACTTTTTAACCATTGTTTTACTCTTCTTGTTCCATATTCATCTAAAGCAAGCATTCCACGATAGGTTTCATGTTGTTGTTGCGTATCTCCCTGGGCACTAGAATAAATACCTGCAAGATATTCCATATCGGACTTACCTTGCTGAGTAATCGTATAAAATGCATTATTTAAGGCTGCAGGTTGGACCTCTTTTGGTTGGTCAAACCCTTGATTTACTGGTAATAAAGCTCCTGGAGCTGTCGCATTTTTTTCCCAGTAATCAGTATCAATAGATCCTTCAAAGTACATCCACCTAAGCGAAGAACCCAATGAAGCGTTATGAATCATAAGCTGGTGCGCCTTATTAATCTCACGCTGTTTGCCGACTAAGGGACTCACAGCGCTCATTGGGTAAGGCGTCCCCGACCATTTGTAGGTAAACGGGACAAGGGGATAATTCTCTATAGGCAATTCTGACTCATAAAGAGTTACATCCCCAGCTACGCAACTTTGTTTAATTGCGGGCTTATAAAATTCTACAACATCAACAACCGTTGAAGCGAAATTCTCATCTTCCATGAGAACTTTATATTCTTTGACAGTAACCACATTATTCTGAACAATACTTGCAGCCTTCTGAGCTTCAGCCATTAACTGTTGCTGTGCTGCCTGCAATTGTTCTTGGTTCATTTTTGCTTGTTTTTCAATTTCTAATTGCATTCTCTCAGGAAGCATTTCGCCTGATTGCACCGCTTGAGAAAGACTCGTCTGGAGTTCTTTCATTTGAACATCCATCTCTTTTGTCATTTCTTCAAGCTGAACCTGAACATTCTGTGTAATTTTTGCCATCTCTTCTTTAGATGGTACTACTTGATAAAAAACATTATAAAATTTTATCTGTTCTTTTTCATATAATTCAAATAATTCAATTAACTGATCAACTCCACCTTTTTTATCATACCCCTCACTAATATCTTTATACTGAATATCTCCAGTATCTGTAGCGCCTAGAGATTGACCTATTTCTTCCCCAAAACGAGCAGATGCTCTTTTAATCTTTGCTGCATATTGTGGAAATGTTTTTAAAAGCTGAGTCCTGGTAAATACTTTGCGAATCATGACATGAGCAGCGTCACGGAATAATGGATCCCTTGATTTTGGATCTACAAATATATCAAAAGGTTCAGGCTGTTGAATAACAACTTCACCCATTCCCTGGTCTGCATTTGGATCAACTGTAACCAGTAAATATCCGACACTTTTAGTGATAGCATCGTTTACAACATTAGAATATAATGCCTGCCCACTAGAAGCATTCCATATGTAGTCAGCAATATCTGCAAATACAGATGCTACTCCAGAGTCACTTCCTTCAACACCTATCGCTTGCCATCTCGGGTTAGAAGCCGTTGCATAATAATTAAGCATTTCAACCACAGGTATGACACGATTAATCGTAAAGGTGGGCATGCCCGTTTCTTCCAGTGCAGCTTTTTCTTTCGAAGAAAGCTGATTATCGAGGTAAAAATCGTAACCTTGCTGATTTGTCGCCTCCCATTTCTCTCTAAAAGAATTATTTAGAGAATCATATAGTTGCTTCACTCGATCAGCAGTTTTGTCTGTTCTTTTAGCCAATTAGATGCCTACGCTATTATCCAACTCTTGGGCGAACCTTGTTTACGGATGTGAGATCCGTCTTCTTGAACGGTTACGTTCTGGGGCGGGTATGCATATTTTACAGCGTATGCTAACGCATCAATGACGTCATCATGCGCCATTCTGGGTCCGAATGTAACAATTTCGTGCTGTAAGTCGTAATGACTTTTTTTAATTTTTACAGATCCAATAGTCATACGTTGAGCCAGTACTCCCTGTATTCTATCCAGCTTGCCTTGTCTTGTTCCAGGTTTTTCTTCACGCCATCTTACACTGAAGTCATTTCTTCTTCTGCATTCTGACATCAAAGCCTGGAAAATTGGACGCGACATTGTAGTATCTTCGACTATATAAAGTGACGGATGATAAATAGTTGCTAGGTTAAACATCTTATCAACAATACCTTCTTTTGGTTCCCCTGGAATTCCTAATACTGGTAAACCACGCTCCCTTACATAATCAAGAACATAAATATTATTATTTTCATCAACAGCAACCACCATTATAACAGAGAAGTCAGAATCTCTCCTGATTGAATCAGTTGCTGGATCCACACCTACAAAAACATTGACTGGCATTGCATCACCGTCTGTAATAACAAAACTCATCTCATTCTTATCATCCCACAAATAAGTTCCATCCCAGAACTTGATATGTTTCATATTGAATATCGAATCCTCAGCACTCTGGACTTCCATCATATATTCTTGATAGAATTTTTGTGGCTGACCTGAATCCTGGTAAAACTTTTTCTTCTCTTCTAATTTCTTTTTCGGGAACCAAGAATCCCAAAGAGCGTTCCCCTCCGAATCAAATGCCTTATATGTTTTTACATTCCAGGCAAAATCCTCACCACTACTTTTAGCCCTTTCATGATTAGCTAAAAGATTATTGATAAAGGAATCGTAATGAACAGGAGTACCGTTAATACGAAGACGACCAGTGTGAGGCTCAAGCGCAGGATATACAACAGCAGTGATAAGATTAGCATTCTTATTCCTGGCTTCTGGCGTAATTGTATTATTTTCGTCTTCAAAATCATCTAGTATTATGAGATCATATCTCTTGTGGAGCTTTGCTCCACCGCGAATACCAGATATATTTGATTTACATAGCAATTTATGTCCAGTACTCAATTCAATATCTTCCTCTGTCCATTTTCTTCCCTTCAAGTCCCCAAAGTAGTAATTTATTCTTTCATTGAATTCTAGATGATGCTTTATGTAATCCATATTGCCAGTAGCAAGTTTTGCTGTAGCAGATACCCAACCATAAAATAGCGGTTCATCCCTAGTAAAAAGGAATGACCACAGTATGTCGCATTTAGTTAAAACTGTTTTTCCATGACCTCTGGGCATAATAACAGCAAGTTGTTTTACTTCCTTGTCCATTATTGAATCTGATATCTCATAGTGAAACCAGGGAGTTTCAGATCTTGTATAGTCATCTGGGAGAAACAACTTCCCAAATGCCAGCATATCTTTCGACGATTCTAGTAAAGCTTCTTCAGCGTCACTTACATTCTGAGTGTTAATATTCAAAAAGTTTCGAGTAGAGTCTTAACTTCTTCCCAAATTTCATCATCCTTCTTGGATTTTGTTGACTTGACCGCAGCATCTCCAACCATCATGAGCAATTTTACCATTCCAATCTTGCGTACTAGTCTTTGGACTATTCTTTTAAGCATTATTTTCCTCCGTTTCTAAAATTTCTCAACAGATCCCTATTGAGTTCTTGGATTTCATCTTTAGTTTCTTCCATCGCTTTCGTGATTTGATCTTTTAGATTATCCATCCTGCGATGCATTGC